GGGTCCACCATCACCTTGCCGTAGTAGAGCATCCGGGCGTAGGGGGCGTTCACGTGGAGGAAGGGCTTCTCCACCGGGCTCTGGGCGATCATCAGCTTGATGGTGGCCCCGGTGCGGTAGGGCATGTACTTCTGGATGCGCCGCTTCACATTGGCGGTGTGGAACCGCTGCACGTCCCCCCGGGCGTCGATGCCCAGCCGCTTCATGATCTGCTTCACCGGCTTCATGTCCACCCGGACGCGGCCTACGACGTTCATGTCAGCCTCCTGCCTCCACATGGACCATGCGGCCCTTCCAGTATTTCAGGTCCACATACTTCACGACCACCAGGCCGGGGACCTTGGCGGGGATCAGGGCCGGCCAGTCCGACCGGCCTGCCAGCTCCGGTCCCTCGCCCAGCAGGACCTTGTCCCCCACGGACACCGGGCTCTCCGGGCAGGGGATCACCAGCAGGAAGCTGTTGACCTCCCGGCTGCCCGTTTTGGACACGTCCTGGACCTTCTTGAAGTCCAGGAACGCACCCCGCTCGATGACCGTCCGGGTGACCGTCTCCTCTCCGCCCCAGTGGTAGAGGGTGACCGTCTGATCGCACAGCCGGTAGTCCACCGGGCATCCCCGGCGCTTGATCCGGACCATCAGCCGCACCCCCGATAGATGTCCAGGTACTGCGACACACAGCGGTACAGCTCCTTCTCCCGGCCCCTGGGGCTCAGGTCCAGGGACTGCCCCGCCAGGCCGCCGTAACTCACCGACACGCTGCCGATGGAGGCGGACTGGATGGGGCCGCCCTCCCCGTTGGCCAGCCGGTCGAAGCTGTAAAAAGCCTCCGCCATGGCGCACACGGCCATGTCACCCGACCGGGGCCGGGAGGTGTTCACCTGGTAGATCCGCTTGTACCGGGCCAGTTGGGCGGCGGCACGGGCCTCATAGCCAGGCCACTCCTCCTCCGGAATGGCGCTGCCCCGGTAGGTGTTTTGGTAAAAGTCGTAGCTGGTCATGGAGCTCAGGCCTTATGGTGCAGGTACACCCCGGCCAGCTTGTTCTGGTAGATATCCGCAATGCCCACGTTGCGGTAGCCGAACTTGTAGGCGTCGGCGGTCTGGTTCTGCTCGGGAGAGATGATCTTGGGGGCCACGTGCTTGGGGAACTGGATGACGGCGGGCTTGTGGATGATGAGGAAGTTGATCTCCTTGGCGTCAGCCGCCTTCCCATAGCCGCCGGCGGTCTCGTCCACAGCCCCCTCGCCGTCGCCGGTCATCTTTCCTGACTTCTGCTGGATGGCGGTGTAGAACCGGGTTTGGGGTACCTTCACCGTTTTGGCAAAGTTTTGGAGCACCTCCCGGCTCTTGGTGGTGTCCAGGTCCTGGATCATGCCCATCAGGGTGGGGGTGATGTACAGATACCGCCCCTCCTGGGGTACCTCGTCCTCGTCCATCTTGTCGTTGGCGGCGCGGATGGCCTTGAGCACCGCCTCGCCGGTGGACAGGGTGGCCGCGCCCGCCTTGCTGATGCCCGGCTTGCCGGCGTAGCAGGCGAAGCGGAAGGCGTCGATCTCGGGCACCACCTTGGTGCGGATGAACTCCCCGGCCAGGCGGCCGAAGGCGATGCCGGCAGTCTCCAGGTCGTCCATGGCGTCCACGGTGAACATGCGGCCCCGGTCGAAGTTGCACTTGATGGTCTCGTTGGTCAGGGTCACGTCCCCGTCCACGTAGCCGCTGTTCCGGGAGTAGTCCCCCAGGCCCTGCATGGACAGCATGGGAATGATGAGCTCGTTGGCGTTGGCCCCCTGGCGGGCCAGCTCGGCGGCGCCGTCCAGGTCGCCGGTGAGGGAGGCGTTCTTGTACACCTCGTCCAGGATGGGGACGAATTGCTTGGCCAGTTCAATTGCGTTAGGCATAGTTCAAATCTCCTTTATTTTTTCTCGCCGGCGGTGAGGCCGGCGGCGGCGCGGATGGCGTCCAGGCCAGTAACGGGGCGGCCGCCCCCCGTCCCGGTCCCGGCGGCGTAGGGGGGCGGGGTCTCCCCGGTGTCGAAGAGGTAGCCGCTGTCGGCTTTCAGCTTCTCCAAAGCGGCCTTGATGTCGGCCGTCTGGTCCTTGGACGCCTTCAGCTTGTCCACATCCAGCAGGGCCTGGATGGCCTTGACGTTCCGTCCTTTGGCGGCGGTGATGGCGTCCTTCAGCACACCGTCGAAGGCCAGGCCGGCCAGCTGCTGCTTGTGGGCCTCCGCCTGATCCGCCATCTCCTTGGTGAGCTTGGCCACCTGGCCCTGGAGGTCCTTCACGTCCACCCCCTCAAAGGCCTTCAGCCCCTCGGTGGCGGTAGCCAGCTGAGCCTTGATGGACTCGTAGTCGGCAAAGGGCTTTTTGGCCTCCTCCACGTCCCGGCCGTTCTCCGCCAGGATGGCGTCGATGACCTCCTTGGGCAGGGGCGCGTCCCCCACCTTGAAGTTCTGCAAAAATTCCGGTTTCATTGCTTGCTCCTTTCCCTTGGCAAAAATAAATGAGCCACAAACTACTCAAAAAATTCGAGTAGTTCATGGCTCTTGGCTCACAGGCTCTTGGCTCTTATGCGATATTCACTTCCAGGTCATGCTTGCACGCCTTGCAGCGGAAGGGCATGTTCTGAATCTTTGTGTCCGCCCGGACGGGGAACAGCGCCTTCCCGCAGTGGGGACAGCAGTACCACGGGCGGTTATGGATGGTTTTAATCATCGTTTTCCTTCTTCTTTCGGGTAAGAAAGTCGTAGTGCATTTCCGGGTCATAATCAGGACCAATGTACTCTCTCAATTCCTTCTCCCGCAACTCTTCAAAATATTTGAGCACATCAGGGTCAGAATCCAAAGGACTTGGTGCTGCTACAATCCAGCGCCAAACATCACTTGACTTCTTAGCGTTTAGAATCTCTTCCTTCGTTTTCATTCTAAGAGCCTCCTGATATAATCAAAAAGGTCGGGGTCTTTTTGCTTCAAGACATCTGGGGCATGCGCGTAAAACATAAACCCTTCACTAAAATATTCACGCATACCATCCAAATACACTTGTTTCCCATCATAGATACCGCGACCATAACGCTCATAAAGACGTCCCTGGTATATACTCACCAATTTAGGATGCTGCACACGTAAAATTTCTTTTGAGAAATTTTCACTATCAATGATTATATCAGCCTTTGACAAATTTTCAAAGCCCTTGGCCCGGATTTTCAAAAACTCTGGGTCCTCATAGATATTCAGGGCCGTTTCCAGAGCGTGGGCGTATTCATGCGCCACAGTCCCTGGTGCTCTGTCGCGGTTCAAAAACAGTTCTCCGGTCGCTGGACGGTATCCGCTTCGATTTTCCTCGGTCACAAAGACCTTGGAAATGTATGGCTCCGCAAGTTCTCGGGCCCGCTGCGGTATCTGCGCAACCTCCTGCTCGACAGACAACCGGTCCACTTCCGCAGTACCCTGAGCAAAATTAAGCCGTTCCAGTACCGGCGTTGGCTTCTCCCCAAATCCCGCCACCTCCGTCCGCTCGTACTGGGTCCGCAGCCCGGCGAACTTGGAGAACTCCCGGTAACGCTGGTGGAGGACGTTCAGGCGGGTTCTGTCCTGGGCGAGCTTCTCCGTGTCCCCGGCGGCCTCGTCCACCATTACCCGCCGCTTCTGCGTCCGAATCGCACGCTCCAGCTTCCGCTGCATCTGGGCGGCCTCATACCCGGTGTAGTGCCGGCCCTCCACGGTGACTCCCTTCTCGTTGTCGGCTCGGAACCGCTCCAGTTCCTGGTGGGAATACTGGGGCTGGCTGACCCCCAGGATAATGGGAAAGGCGGCGTGGCCGCAGTTCAGGGTCCCGATGCGCCGGCGGAGGGAGCTGTTCAGCGCCTCATACGCCCGGTCGGGGTACTGCTTCCCCTGGATGGGCTCGTGGTCGGGGGCGCTGTTGGCGTGGGCGGTGATCTCCCAGCCGTCGCAGCCCAGCTGGTCGTGGGCAGCCTGACTGATCTGCTCCTGCATCAGCCCCAGACCGCCCAGGATGTTCCGCCGCACCGCCGCCTCCAGGGAGGTGTGGACCCCGCTCTCGTAGTCGATCACCCGCACGCCCTTCTCCGCCAGATTCCTGGTGGCCTGCCGGACAGCCTCGGTGTAGCTGGCCGCCCCGGTGACCACCTGCTTAAAAGCGAAGTCGGTGCAGGAGCGGTACGCCTTCTGGAGGGGCAGCGCATTGCCGAAGGGGTCTACCATGCCCAGGGTTTGGGTCAGGTTGGCGAAGTCCGCCTCCGCCTGCTCCACGGC